GTCCCGAGGTTTCTCTTTCTCCACTTTTAGGAACAACCTATTTCTAGGTTATTCCAGCCAGCAGGGAGTTAATCCCTACCCACTTCCACCGCGTTTTAGTCTGACGCGGAACAGTGTAGCCACATGGACCTAGTGGCTCAGACCCAAACCCGAACGGATCCGGAGGGATCACGTTTGATCGGAGTCTGAACAGTTCGGCCCACCCAGGCTTACCACGCATAAATACGTGGGCGCCAGTAACAGGGATTCTTACCTCCTCACGCTGAAGTGCGTTATTATAACGCACTTTAAACGTGGAAAGGAGCGTTTCCCTTATTCTGGCATCGTTCCAGGTACACATCTCATAGGCGAAAGGATTTACGCCACAGAGGTTAGTATACGGAACTGAAAGCTCTGGGATTCTGTCCACGTGCGCGCGCAGATATTCTGCCGTTTGCACGTAGCCTCGGTGCTGACAGCTATTAATGTAGCTGACATACGCCAGGATTGTGGCGGGCGATGGTCGTTCGACCCATGGTGCTTTAACCCGGACAGGAGTGACCGCCTGGAATTTAAAGGCGTCCATTCCGCACGATTCTCGAAAGAATCTGCCGGTGCAGCACTTGTCCTCGTTGAACTCAAGAAAAAGTTCTTCGAAGACGGGTCTAATAGTATCTAAATCCTCTTTATTGAGGATCAGATCATCGCCATAGACGTAAACCTCAGGCAACTTTAACTTGTTGCTCAGAGTAAGAACGTCTATAAGTGAGCCCACCGCAAGTGCCCAAAAAGTCAACGCCTCTACGGGAAAGCAAACACTGCTCCCCATTGGCGCGAACTTCTTAAGGCGCAAACGGTGTCCATCTGGGAGGAGCGTATAATTGCTCCTGCACGACATCAAAGCCTTGACGACGTGTCGTGGAAAAAGCTTTTCCACGAGCCAAACGGAGACACGGTCTGACGCTTCCTTCATGTCGACAGTAACCATACTGCCGTCATAGGAGTTGTCAAGCGCAAGGTCACGGTTTACATCTTGGTACGTGAAATTCACGTACCCATGGCACAGAGACTTTGGGTGCTCAAGCTTTCGCGTAAGCGCCTTATTAAGTCCCTGCTGTATCCACTGGAGTTCCAGTGGTTCCATAGAGATGATCCGCGGGCCTCTCGAATCCTTGGGCACAAGCACCACTTTCGCGGTTGCTTCATGGAGAATCTCCATGCGTCCAAGGACGTCGAAGTCGTCCACTAAGTGTGTGTAGTTGAAAAAGAAATACTCTGGATAAGAGTAAATCTGATCCAAATGCACGTAGAACCTCGAGAAATTCATTTT